CCCGGTGTACCTAATGCTAAATCTGTTGCTCTTATAAAGCATGTCAGCGGTGGGAACTCCTCTTTATTTTTTAAAGCCTATGAGATGGGTGTAGAGAAATGGCAAGGACGCAGCGTGGACTGCATTTGGCTAGACGAGGAACCCAGTAGAGACATTTATTCTCAGGCTGTTACCCGTACACTGGATCGCAGAGGCATGGTGTATATGACCTTTACGCCCGAAGCAGGTATGACAGAAACCGTTGCGTCCTTTATGAACAACCTACAACCAGGTCAGGCGTTGGTAAATGCTACCTGGGATGACGCATCTGAGACAGTAATGTCGCAAAAAGGACAGAAAGGACATCTTAATGAGGATGTCATGCAGCAGATTCTGTCCAGTTATAGTCCTCACGAAAGGGAAATGAGACGATATGGCAGACCATCTATTGGTTCTGGCCTTATATTCCCTGTAAATGAAGAGAAACTAATGATTGATCCTATACATATAGAGGATCATTGGCCTAGAATAGCTGCAATAGACTTCGGATGGGACCATCCTACGGCAGTTGTGTGGTGTGCTGTCGACCTTGACGAGGAAACATTCTATGTCTACGATTGTTACAGGATGTCTAAGGCATCACCATCGGTTCATTCCCAGACTATACGGACTCGGCCCCACTTTATCCCCATTGCTTATCCCCATGATGGCAATAGACGAGACTCTATGGGCAATCCTGGTCTTGCTGACCAGTACCGTAATCTGGGTTGTAACCTAAGACTGGATCACTTCACTAACCCACCCGCTTTAGGGGAGAATAAGGGTGGTAATAGTATAGAAGAAGGGCTTATGGCTATGATTCAGAGCATGGAAAATGGTAAATTTAAGGTGTTTTCTACGCTCCCAGACTGGTTTGAGGAGTTTAGGATGTACCACAGAAAAGGTGGAAAAGTGGTTGCAATCCGTGATGATCTCATGTCTGCGACACGATATGCCTTCCAATCACAGAGATTTGCTGTGTCTGGCGCAGACCCGACATGGACAAAGGACATAGAATACAGAAATTATGGCATCATCTAAAAAAATATCAGACGAAGAACTAATCCAGAGAGTCAATAATGAGATATCTGACGCTCTTGGGTACAACGATACCATTGATAAGCAGCGTGAAACAGCGATGGAATACTACTATGGTATGCCGTTGGGTAACGAGGTTGATGGTAGAAGCCAGTATGTAGACTCTTCAGTCATGGATACCATTGAATGGATCAAGCCTTCTCTGATGAGAGTGTTTGCCAGTGGTGACGAGATGGTTACGTTCAATCCTGTAGGTCCAGAGGATGTGGAGTCTGCTCAACAGGCTACGGATTATGTAAATTTTATTTTTACCAAGGATAATCCCGGTTGGGAAATACTGTACACCTGGTTCACAGATGCTCTTCTTCAAAAGAATGGTATTGTCAAATGCTACTGGGATGAGTACGAGGATTGGAACAGGGAAGAGTATAACGGTCTTGATGAACAGGAGTTTAATGTACTCCTGCTTAACCCTGGTGTTGAGGTTTTAGAGCATACAGCTTACAGCGATGACTATGGTGCGAAACATGATGTGGTTATTACGAGAAAGGCTTATGTGGGTAAGGTTAAAGTAGAGAATGTACCACCAGAAGAATTCCTGATTTCCAGAGAAGCCAAGACGATAGAGGATGCACGCTTTACTTGTCATAGAGTATTAAAGACTTTATCTGAGTTGAGGCTTATGTATCCCGATAAAGACCTTGATCCTAAAGATTTAGGCAGCGGTGAAGATAACTATCTTTTCCAGAGTGATCTGGCACGATTTGATTTCGATAACTCCAGAGGACTACCCTGGGGTGACGGTAATATAATGTCCGAGGATGAGTCGTTAAGAACTTACTGGCTGCACGAATCATTTATGAAGATTGATTATGATGGTGATGGTATTGCAGAACTCCGTAAGGTATGTTCGGTTGGTCAGGAAGTCCTAGCTAATGAAGAGATAGATAGCATCCCATTCATAAGCATCACACCTATAAAGATTCCGCATAAGTTCTTTGGTCTATCCATTGCTGACCTTGTTCTCGATATTCAAAAGATAAAGAGCGTCCTGATGCGTAACCTCATGGACAACATGTACAACCAGAACTTTGGTCGGTACGCAGTCCTTGAAGGTCAAGCTAACCTGGATGATCTCCTTACACAAAGACCAGGCGGTGTAGTTAGAGTTAAGTCACCCAATGCTATCATGCCTCTGGCAACCCCACAGTTAGAGCAATCATCCTTCTCAATGCTCGACTATCTTGACAAACTGAGAGAGTCAAGAAGTGGTGTGAACAAGTTCAGTCAGGGCTTGAATGAGAATGCTTTAACATCACACACTACAGCTACCGCTGTGTCTGCAACAATGACAGCAGCGCAGTCAAGAGTAGAGTTGATTGCGAGATGCTTTGCGGAGACTGGTGTTAAAGACTTAATGAGAAATATCTACGAACTCGTTATGAAGAATCAGGATCACCAGAGAGTTGTGATGCTGAGAAACAAATGGGTTCCTGTCCGCCCCGATATGTGGCGTGATAAAATGGACTGTACTGTTTCCGTAGGTATAGGAAATGGTAATAGAGATCAACAACTTATGCACCTCACGACAATGTTATCGTTTGCCGGAGATGCCATGAGAGGTGGGTTAAAGATCGTTAATGAGAAGAACATGTACAACATGGGAGCAGCCCTTGTTAAGAATATGGGTTTCCAGAATGTTGATGATTTTCTCACCGATCCAGAATCAGTACCACCAGAGCCTGATCCACGCGAACAGATGGAGCAGGCAGAACTACAACTGAAACAGAAAGAAATAGAAATAAAAGCTGCTCATATACAAGTCGAACAAATGAAAATCCAACAGAAAGCTGCCGAAGCACAGGTCGACGCGCAACTCAAAGTTGCAGAGTTAAAACTGGAAGCTGAACAAGGCAGAGGTGTAGCACTTGGATAAAGAACAAAGAGAAGCAAAAGCAAAAAATTTACTTTCTGACGAACTATTTAACGAAGCGTTTGATACGCTTTCAAAAGATATTATGGATGCCTGGGATCATACAGGAATCCACGATACCGAAGCCAGGGAAAATCTCTGGTTATCCCTACGACTCCTCGAACGGATACGCCTTCATCTAACCAGTATTATTGAAACTGGAGAGATGGCGAAGAAACTTGAGGAATATCAACTATAGGAGTAAGACATGGCGGACACTCAAACGAATCCCCAAGAAGTAGCACTAACCCCCGATCTTGATCCCAGCAGTATGGCTGCTGCTCAAGATGCAATCCTTGGATTACTAGACTCGAAAGAACAACCTGACCAAGAGGAGCAACCGTCTGAAGAAACTGAAGACGTAGAGGTATCTGATGAAGCAACCGAAGAAGCTGAAGAAGTCGAAGAAGAAGAATCGGAAGTTGCTGATGATGATGACTCTGAAGAATCCGAGGAAGAAGAAGTTGAAGATGAGGACGAAACGGAATCCACTGTCTATACTGTAAAGGTAAACGGACAAGATGTGGAAGTCTCCGAAGACGAACTCATTAAAGGCTATTCTCGCCAACAGGATTATACTCAAAAAACACAGCAACTAGCTGAATACAAGAAGCAGATGGATGCTGCTGCCGGACAGATGCAGCAAGAAATCGCTCAGACTCAGCAAATGCGTGCTCAATACGTTGACGCTTTATCTACATCTATTGATGCTAACTATGCTCACCTCCAGCAGTTTGCTAATATTGACTGGGAACGGCTTAAAACTGAAAACCGCGAAGAGTACCTAACTAAGCGTGACGATTATCGTCAGGCCCAGGAAGGTATCGAGCAGTTGAAGGCACAAGCTGGTCAGGCTCAACAGCAGCAACAGCAGGAGATGCAGGTACAACACCAACAGATGTTACAGGAAGAACATTCTAAAATGGTAAGTATATTACCAGAATGGAATGATCCTAATACACAGAGAGCGATAGCAAAATCTCTTTCAGAGTTTGCCTTATCTAAAGGTTATACTCAGGAAGAACTGTCGCAGTTGGTGGATCACCGCTCTATCCTTGTTCTTATGCAAGCAAAGGCTTATGAAGACATGACTCGTAAACAGCATGAGGTTCGTGCTAAGAAGGTCAAGAATAAGCCTAATGTTGTAAAGACTAAGGCCAAGAGAGCGAAAGGTGAAGCTAGTGCAAGCAAACGTAAAGAGAAAATGAAACGTCTCCAGACTACAGGCCACGTCGATGACGCAGCTTCGTTACTGGAAGATTTATTTAAATCTCAATAAAGGAGATAAATCATGGCTATTGCCACAAATACGTCACTGACTTATTCGTCAGTTGCGATAAGAGAAGATTTATCTGACGTGATTTATAATATCGCTCCTATGGATACGCCCTTTCTATCCGGCTGCGCTAAAATGAGTGCTGATAACACAAAGTTTGAGTGGCAAACGGATACCATAACAGCAGGTTCTGCTAATCGCCAGTTGGAAGGCGATGACTCACCTTCTGCTACGGCAAGAGTGCTTCCTACGCGACTTGATAATTACACCCAGATAAGTCGTTACATTGCCCAGACTTCAGGAACCGACGATGCAGTCGATTACGCAGGTCATGGCAAACATCAAGCCTATCAGTTAGCTAAACTCGGCAAACGTATGAAGAGAGACATGGAAGTCATGCTCACTCAGAATATCGTTAAAGCTGCTGGTGATGCTACGAATGGTAGGGCAACCGCTGGTGTACCTGCATGGATCAATACCGCTCATGTAGCGGGTGGTGCTAGTGGTTCACCGTCTGCTGGTTCGTTAGGTACTACAGCTATGGTCAATAATACATCGACCGCTGCCTGTACGGAAGCCAACATCAAAGCAACCATTAAGGAATGCTATGATGCTGGTGGACAGCCAGATATTATGTTAGTCCCGTCTGCCGTAAAGCAGACAATCTCTGGACTATCATCTAGTGCTGGTCCTGGCATCCCGGCTCGTAACCCCGTCTCTGGTAAGGGCGGTGCAACAGCTATAGCAGCTGTCGACATTTATGTTTCCGACTTTGGTACGTTTAAAATCGTTCCAGATCGAAACCTATCTGCTGACGGTCCTGGCTCAGTTGCTGCTAATGTTTTCTTCTTGGATATGGATTACTGGGGCGTTGCTTGGCTCAGACCTTTCCAGACTGTCACACTTGCTAAAACAGGTGACTCCGATAAGCAGATGCTTCTCGGTGAGTATGGGCTGGTTTCTAAGAACGAGAAAGCTAGCGGTATTCTGGCATCAGTAAGCTAACAAGGAAGGGGCGGGGAAACTCGCCCCTAACTTCATATGAAAGATAAAGATATTGAAACTGCTGTAAACAGGATGATAATAAAGGAGAAGAAGTCTTCCCCTAAAACATCTAAATCGAAAGAACCAACGGATGCTGCCGGGTGGTTAAGGAAGGCTTATGTTGATGCCGATCCTGCCGATGGCGCACCTAAAGTGGGGAACATGGGTTATGTCTAGGCATATTCTTGATAACGATCCTGTACGCCGTACAGAAATACAGTTTGATTCAAGTGATTCATCGTTTAACTTTAAAACTACACAGAATGCTGATGCTATTCTTGAAGGAAACAAGGCTAAGTACAACGCATATGGAGATAAGTTGTCTCTCGGTAAGAGGGGAGAGTGGCATCATACTGCCTCTATTCCCATTACAGTATGGGAGAAGTGGTTAAAGGATTCAAACGGTGCTGTTGCAAAAGACACTAAACTTTTGGCTGCTTACCTTAATAACCCCGATTACAAGTATTTCAAAGTAGCCCCAACTAACCTATAAGGTAAAAGATATGACTGACATTAGCAATGTTTTTAGACCCCGGACGACCCATACGTTATCTGTAACTACATCCAGTGGCTCAACCGCAACATCTGCATTTGGAGCGCAAACACAGACAGTTATGGTAACTACAACCGCTGCTTGTTTTATTGCCTTTGATCCAGATCGTCCTGCCACGACATCCTCAACTTATATCGCAGCTGGAACACCTTACTTGTTTCAAGTAGAAGGAGGCAATATGTGTTCAGCGATTACAGGGACAAGCACAGCGACTTGTTACATTACTGAACTGACTAGATGAGACAAGTTGCTATTGTGGGCTTATCTAGTTCTACCCACGATGACGCTCCATACGAAGACCCTAACTGGGAGTTATGGGGATTGCCTTGGGATGAGGATCGGTGGCCTTACTTTGACAGGTACTTTGAAATCCATCCGCTTGAACTTCTACGAAAACCAGAGGCGAGGCGGAGGCTGGGTTACGAGGACCGACTGAAAACGCTGGACGCTCCACTGTACATGCAGACTACCTACGATGACATACCCAATGCAATAAGATATCCTATTGAACGGGTAGTGGAACAGCTTGGTCTGGATTATTTTAACTCATCCATATCCTATCTTATGGGTCTGGCAATAGCTGAAGGAGCAAGGAAGATTGGCATCTGGGGAGTAGACATGGCTGATATCGAACCTACTCCTGGCGACCCATCTTATATCTCCGAGTTTGCCTACCAACGACCGAACATGGAATATCTTATCGGGTTTGCCCGTGGCAGAGGAATCGAAGTCTATATCCCACCTGAATCTCCACTAGCAAAGTTTCATGGAGAGGGTATCCCTTTAGGGGTAATGTACCCATCGTATCCCCAGCGTTATGGATACTTAGCTTTACACTAAGAGAGATTAAATGGCTATTTCAACATATAGTGAACTTCAGACTGCTGCTGCCAACTGGTTAGACAGGGATGATCTGACAAATAGGATAACAGAGTTCATAGCTTTGTCGGAAGCGACATTCAACAGAGTGTTGCGTATTCGTGCTATGGAAACTACCGCAGCTGACACTACACCCAGCGGATCAAAGGAAGATGCACTCCCTGCTGGTTATCTCCAGATGCGTGAAATACATCTCACGACTACTCCTGTAGTCTCCCTAGCATACATTACCCCAGAGATAATGTACAGGATAAGGGCTGGCAGTACCAGTGGTAAACCAAACAGTTACACTATAGTTGGTGATAATATACTCTTCGGTCCGACACCAGACAGTGCGTATGCTTATAGTATAACTTATTATAAGGCATTCGATGCACTCAGTGATGCTGCACCAACAAACTGGCTGATGACAAACGCGCCTGATCTTTACCTATATGGTACGCTCCTTCAAGCCGAACCATTCCTAATGAATGATGAAAGGATACCACTATGGGAGAGAGCGGTACGTCAGGTTATAAATGATCTACAGCAGCAGGATGACAAAGACAGGCATTCAGGCTCTGAAATGAGAGTAATGAATACTTCTGGATACTATTGAGGAATAAGGCATGGGACTAGAAACAGGTAATTATATAAGCGCACTCGTTAAAACGAACCCGCTTTCCAGTGATAATGTCAGTGAAGGTGACGATCATCTGCAACTTATCAAGAAAATTCTCAAACAGAATTTCCCAGTAGGTACGGATAGTGTAGGACCAGATCAGGCAGTACAGGTTCTTATAGCTAAATCGTCTGCACCTACTGTAGACACCAGCGCATCTGGTCATGCAGCCAGAGCGATGGGCTTACTATGGCTAGACACAACCAACAATGTACTGAAGATAAGGAATCAGGCTAACGATGCGTGGGTTACTTTAGCTGTTGATCCAGAGACATCTAACTCGGTAGATGTTAATGCGGGTACAGTAGATGGTGCAGTGATCGGTGGTGCTACTCCTGCTGCTATAACTGGTACTACTGTAGTTGCTAACACAAGTGTCAACATAGCTGGTGATGGCG